CCAGATTCAATTACCTTTTGCACATCTAATGCTCCTACAAATAATATATTTCCACTACTTGCTGCATCTGCAATTATAATATGTGTAATTGTATTGTTTGTCCCACCAGAAGCTGGAAACTCAATATTAGCTGCATTTGTTGCAGTTTGTTGATCGGTTGAATCTGATCCAACTAAAGTCCAGTTTGATGCTGTAACTTGTTGTCTTGCATAATTTGTAAATGTTGCTTCTGTGACCGTTCCAGTTTCTGCTGTACTTACGGCTGTTGCAAGACCTACATAAATACTGTCTCCCGGTGTGGCAAAAGAAAGAGAATTATTTTTAAATAAAAAATGTAAAAGTCTTCTTTCTAGATAATTGGTTGCTGCATTTGCTGTTGCCATGTTTTACTCCTATGTCCTTTGCATTCTTGGCAAGCCATCTGAATATGCATCACTATTCTCTCTTGCCTCTGCTAAATCTTTTAATCTTACTAACTGATCCATAAATCTTTTTTCGTACTGTTGTATCATGTCTTGCTCACCCTTCATGAAAGTATAGCTCTCTACAAGAGAGCCGTAAAGTAGTGCGAATGGTGCATTTGTACTAAGCCATGTAGTTCCACTTTCAGCGCCCGCTGTTAAACTTGCGGGTCTATAATAGTAATGCAGCTCAACTGTATAGTTACTGTTTGGAGTTGGAGCTACAATAAAGTTATTTACATCAAATCTTGCATAGTATCTTGGAACACCTGTAGAAGCAGATGCAACAAAAGCCTCTTGTAAAAAATTAACATCTTTTTGCAATAAATGTCTTTCGCTACCAGATTGTGTTATTTGTAAAGAAAAAGAAGAAAGATAATCTGCGGGAACTGACAAGAACTTATCAGCAGAACTTAGGGTAGAGGATGCATTTTTTCTAAACAACTCTAGATCTACATTTTTAAATATTCTTTCTTCAGAAGCTTTTATAAAATCAGATAAATGATTTACAAATGTAGTTTCTGAATTATCAGTATAATCCTGTATAGCTGTTTTTAATTGTGCAAATGTAAAACTCAATCAAGCCTCCAATGTAACAGGACCAACTGTAACAAACTGGCCACCACCAGATTGATTTCCTGCCGTGGCTGTTGCTGACACTGTTATTGTGTAAGTATCATTATTAACTTTAGTTATAGCATACCCACTTGCATTTTGGAATACAGATGTAGATATTCCATCAAACCCTACCACGTTTCTTAATCTCACTGTGTCAGAAGAACTTCTTCCATGATTTATTTCTTTTATTGTAATAACTGTTGTTCCGCCACCAGATGATCCTGTTGTCAAAGAATCTTTGTCTAAAATAACTTCTGTTGCAGGCTCGACTCTATCTGGCCTTGCGTCTTGTATAGACTGCGGGTCATCAAACTTAATTCTTCCTATAAAATTTTGAGGATGATCTGGATCAACAACATCTACTCCAACTCTTAACCCTGTCTTAGAGCCGTTCCTAAATTCAAAAACCAAATCTTTAGTTGCGTATCTAAATCCTGTTTTGTCACATATGCCATAAGAATATTTACCTGATGAATATGCCATTATTTCTCTTTCTTTGTTTTATAAAAATATTCATTACTATCGCCAAATCTTTCTAATTTACCTTCGTTCTCTACTTGATAATATTCTGTGCTTACAAGAAAATCAGGTGTCATAGGCTTTTCTGGTGTTAAACTGTTATCGTAAACTCTCATTCTGTTATTTGGGTACAAACAATATTGCCCATTCTCTAACTCTAACAAGTTATGTGATTTATGCTCTTGTGGTGTTTCACTTGTGCTAAAATCAACCGTATCTATATCACCATGATAATTATCTAAAGTCGCTATGTAGCTTCCTTTTATTTTACCAGCATCTCTTGTGTAAGCTTCGTATGTCATAGAACCAATAAATTGCTTTTGTATACATGTAACATTGTAGTCCATACAATTCCAAAACTGAAGGTTATATAAATCAAGGTCTGGTTCTGGTGTCTCTGGTGATGAGCAGAATGCACTGATAGGGAGTTTATCAAATAACGCACCATACTCCGGTAGATATGTCTCAAAGTAGAAAGCTCTACCCGGTAACGATTTGCAAGATACCCAAACACCTTTAACAAACTTTCCATGACCATCTTTTTGATCTCTTAAATATTCTTTTCTTACCCATACCTCTATAGCAGGAAGATTACATATAAGCTTTGACATTATCTCATTCTAAAGTTTAATCCTCTAGAAGCCATGCCTCCGCCTCTCATTTTCATAACCTTTCCGCCCTTTTTCATAAAGCCCATTTTATTACGAACTTCTGTTGGTAATTTACTAAGACCTTTGCCCTTATTTCCTTCAGGAACCGGTTTTAATGAACCACCACCAGCATAACTTGCTGCTTTCTTTTTTTTCTTTTTGGTTTTCCCTATATCCATTCCGCCTCCACCCATTGCATCTCTGCCTTTGTTTGTAGGTACTATTTTTATTGGCATATTATCACTCCTATAAGTTAACTTTAACTTTTACACTTTTCTTGTCATTCTTCTTTGTCTTCTGCCCGCAGTTCCAGTAAGTTTTTTCTTTCCTATACTAGCTGGTCTTTTTGTGGGCTTTGCGGCTAAAGCTTTAGGCTTTGTTGTTGTTTTTTTCTTATTCATGGACATTTTGGTCATTTCTGACTTTGACATTCCTCTATATGGCCCACGGCCTGTTGTCCCCACATCTCTCTTGCTTCTAGTTTTAGAAGAGCCTCCCATCATGCTGGTTGCGCTATATGGCAACTGTAATGTAGCTCCTGCCTTAATTTTATTAGGGTCTTTTAAATTTTTGTTAGCACCCATAAGTTGCTTAAGGGTAAATCCTTTTGATTTTGCTATTTGTGATAAAGTGTCTCCACTTTTTATTTTATATTGTGGCATATTTTAACTCCCGTAAAATGTATTATATGGAACAAATCGAGCAGATGCACTCTCTGTGTCCTCACCTGCCGCTAATTCAAACTGAAACTCATACTCCTGCTTCAGTGCTGTTACCCTTCCGGCTAACTCTGGATCTTTCATAGCTATGTAATAAGCTAATCCTGAAACTAAACAAGGCACAAACCTTGGTGGTATAAATGATGTTGTAGCGCCATCTATACCAGAGCTCATTCCTGCAATACCAACTACTCTAAAATAAGAAAGCGTATATGTATCTTGATTATCTGGAACAGGGTATAATGTTGCCTTTACTGAATTTGCCAATCGTTGAATAAATATCTGTGTTGGTTTTCCTTGTGTATTCTTTGAGGATATCTGAGAAAATGTAGATACACTTATTCTTGCCATATTTGTGTCTACTTGGCTTGTACCAGTTCCTGTTCTAATTGTGTGTTCTAACAAATCTACGGTGTCTGTAGGAAGCGTATAAGTTGCTGTTCCTGCTGTAAGAGATAAAGTTCCAGACTCTATTGTCCAAAGATTCAATCCTCTGTTTTGCCACTCCATAGTAAGGATATTAAAGCTTCTTCTAATATTTCTGAGATCATTACCAGTACGCATAGTGGTACCAGCTCTTGAATAAGCCTCTTCAAACAAATCTGGTAAATCAGGAACTACTACTGGCATATTTTAATTTCTCCATAACATCACGAGAACTTTCTAAATCTCGCCGTTTTTTTTGCAATCTTTTTGGGCTGTTTAGCCACTTGTTTTCCTCTTCTAGTTGCTTTACGCTTTTTAGCCGTAGTGGCGGCGTATTCAGAGGGCGAAAGAGCCTTAATTGCCGCCGAAGGTAAATAACGCTCGCCTGTAGCTTTTGGCCCCTGTGTACTAGGTTTACCACTTTTGGTTCGCCACTTCTGCTTACCCCACGCTTTTAAGCTCCTTTGTGTCTTTTTTAATGCCATTACTAACTATACCAATAAATAAGTTATAACACTAGTCATCTTTTTCTTTGCCTCCGTAAAGATTCTTTAGCCCTTTTAGCAATCGCTGCTTGTTCTTTTTTACCAGAAACCTTAGCCCTTTGCTCCATGACAGTAAGAATTTGAATTTTTCTAGCGAAAGGCTTATTAACATTCTTAACTTTTCTAGCTGTTGCACGAGCATCAGCAACAGTTGCATACTTAATCCTAACAGTATCTTTTGGATTTTCGTCAGTATAGAGTCTTCTTCCAGAACCTTTAGGCTTTTTGCCTGTGCCAACCTTTGGGTCTTTTCTAGCCATTTATTTACCATTCCTGTTCATTATAGCACTGGCGCCCATATATGCAGCCACAATGCCACCCCCAGTGATATAAAAAAGATTACTAATATCGGAAAGTGCTTTAACTCTCTCGAGATCGACCAAGAACATTGCAATAGTAAAAGTAGCCATTGCAACCAAACTAGCTGTCGCCATACGTCTTTGCGCCCTCTGCTTTCGTAAGTCATGTTCTAGCCTTTTAATTTCAGCCATATGTTCAAACTCTTCATCACTCACCACTCCATCGTTGTCGATATCATATTGTGCATATTTTGAAGATTTTTGTAGTGTTTTTCTTTTCATCTTCTATTCTCTTTATACATCCACGCTAATAATATTATAAAACCTACAACAGTGCAAAACAGAATAAACCAGCCAATATACTCCCATATTTTTCTAATTAATTCCTGTCTTTCATATATTTCTTTTTTTCTTTTCTTTCTTATCTCTGCTTCCATTTGCAAAATTTCATTCCATGAATTAGCCCCGTAGTGAAAATTTATAAATGATTTTAACTCTTGTCTTTGAGCTTCAAGTTTCTTTTTTGCAGTAAAGGCCTCTATGGCACTAGCCTCTATTTCTTTCCCTTTAAATAACTTCATTAATGGCGAGGCCTTCTTGGCGGTCTTTTCAGTATTCTCAACATCAGATACTGCTCCCATCCAGCGGGAGAGATCTTTCCCCATAGACTCAATTTCGCGGCCTGCGGCAAAGCCACGCTTGATTGCGTTGAAAGCCGTATTAGCGGCCGTTATGGCTATGCCAATTGAGGCGGGATCTAACATTACCCTCTATACCCTCCACCTGCTGCTTTGTAGGCTTTAGCCATCATCTGAGCTTTTCTAGCACTCCACTGACCCGGTGCGCCACCTTTGCCTCCAGCTTTTATTCTATTAAATATTCTTTTTCTTAATCCGGGTTTTGTATAGTTACCAGCTTCATTAACCCTGCTTTTAGACTTTTTCTTTTTTACCCTTCCACCTTTTTTTAATTCTAATGCATCAAGTGTTTTTGCTTGGCCTGCATGTGCTTTACTTGCTTTCTTAAGCATAGAAGAGACTTTTTTAATTTTTGATTTTAATCTACCGCCATTTTTCATCCCATTAGATCCGCCATTAGATGATCCGTTACCACTGCCATCATCTATGTTTTTTGCATTTCTTAGAGTTGCCAAATCTCCTGCATCTGATCCAGATAGCATAAATCCACCTGATTTTAATCTTATGGGTTTTTTCATCATGACCTCCTGTTTACTTTCTTTGCAGTCTTTGTTCTTGCATAAGATCTGTTACTTGATCTTTTTGCCACACCTAAATTTTTCTTCTTGTTATCTTTTGGATTGCCATTTTTATGTGTAACATCTTTTTTATCACCTTTTATAACTTTACCAGCTTTTAACATTTTGGCTCTAGCTGTATTTCTAGAAGCTCTTTTTTTCTTTTGATCTAACTTGCTGTGATAATTTTTGTATTCTTTTTTGTAGTTTCGCATTCTTCTTCTACCTTACAAACAGGGCAAACATAATTTGATTTTTCATTTGCTCTATTTAAGTTCATATAAACTTTACATCTAAAACATAACTTCATACAGCTCTAGTCTTACCTTTAATTGCACATCCATCTATAGATCTTTTTCTTTTTACCGGTCCACCTGCAAACATTCTTGCGCTTGTCATAGGTGTCATTCTATTCGATCCACGCATTTCCATATCTCTTTTTTTAGCACTTGCTCTTCTGTCTTGAGCAAACTGACCTAAAGGACTAAGAGGCCCCATTGTTTTACCTATTGAAGCCAAAGCTCCAGATATCGGGCCTTTACCTTTCATAATGCCATATACAGGTGAAAATGTTTCTAATAGTTTTCCTATTTTTTTCTTTTGAACAGGTTTCTTTTTCATACGATTACCTTTCATTTGTTGCTTCATTGTGGCTCTGCTAATCAACACTTCCACCTTCTTCTTGATTGTCTTAAACGACTATTTGGATTTTTCGCTGCTTTTGGAAATTTTTTCATTTGACCTGCGCTTCTTGCACAATATTGTTTTCTTCTTTTTGCAGCTTTACTTCCCGGTTTAACTTTACCAGTTACAGCAGTTTTGAGTTTAGACCCGGGATTTTCTCTACGATATTTAGCCACACCTTTGGCGGTCATTCCCGC